AGCAGGCTAGGTCACTCATGGTTTGTTCTCCGTGGTTTTTCGCCCGGAGCGACCGGGCTGCCTCGTCAGGCTGGGTGCGACCCAGCGACACCCCCGAGGGGGTGTTTCGGCGCTTACGCGTCCACTGGGGCCTGCGCGAACTCGCCGTCCGAAACGCGGGCCCAGATCTCCTCCGTGGCACGCGCCAGGATCGCCTCGAAATCGAGGGCCGCGTGCACAGGCGCCAGTGGGGAGGGCCCCTCACCTCGCACGTCGTAATAGACCTCGCTAGTCTCAGGGCGCCAGTCGACACTAGGATCTCCGGCCTGTGCGAGCTCGTGGAATCGGTCCACGATTGCCTCGGCCACAGCATCACAATCCAGGCCGTCCGTGCGGGGGGTGATCGCGGTGAGTGAAAAACTCGAGGATTGGTAGGTGGTGGTAGTGGTCATGATTTGTTTCTCCGTGGTTTTTCGGCGACTCCCTGCCGCCGTGTTTGGATACTACGACACCGGGTAATTGGAGTCAAGGGTTTTTTTTGGTGGGGTGCGTTTTTTTCCCGGCGGGCGCCCTGGCACGCCGGGTGCGTGCTCCGCGTAGACGTCAGATAGGCCGTGGGTACGGATCAGGCTCTGCAGTGAGCTCACCCGCACCCTGAGCGCTCTGGCCGCCTGAGTGATCGACCAGCCGGATTCCTCGAGGGCACGCTCAACGAGGCGGCGAGTCTCCTGACGGTGCAAATCGCGTAGTTCTGGGATTGTTCGCATGACCCTACTCTATTATATCCCGACGTAATACGCAAGGGTAACCTCACCCGCCAGGCCAGGATCCACGGGAGCACTTCCAGCACACGATGCACTCACCAAAAGTGCGTCATTTTGCCACAGTTTTGGGTGAAACCGACCAGCGAGTCGAAGTGTTCCCCCAGCTGGGGGAACAAAAATATCGCTGCAAGGGCTTGATATCGCTGTGGTTTTTTGTGATGTTCCCCTGTTCCCCCAAATTGCAGAAACATACCTGTATGAGCGACCCCCTAAATATATTTTATATGTTTTGGAGTAGGTGGTCATTGGGGGAACAGGAATAGTAGAATAGTAGTACACCCCCTCTATCTATACACTCAGGCCATTTAATCTGTTCCCCCAGGCGTTCCCCCATGGGGGAACAAATCGGATTTTGGGGGAACAGGCCGATTTTCTCTGCCCGAATGGGGTGATCCCCCCAGCCCTGGTGCGACTCACCAGGGAATGGTGCCGCTCGCGCACAGAATGGCGCCTCTCTGGCGCGCAGCGCTGCAACGTTAGCGTCGGGTCATATATCCGCAATGAGTCGCTCAGGCGGGCGCAGGGCCTTACCGATCGGTAAGTTGCACGGAGGCGAGGAGGCCAGCCGCTCCCGCTCCGACTCTGCTCCGACTCTGCTCCCGGCATCCTCCGACTCTGCTCCGACTCTGCTCCCGGCATCCTCCGACTGGTCGACCGCACCCTCGTGGGGGTGTATGATCGCTGGGCAGACGAACTAGACAGGAGGACATCATGGCAACGAGGATAGAGCGGCGCTCGTACGAGTTCGGGGCGGTGATGCGTAGGTGGGACACGGGGAATGCCCGTCGACTCAGGGACACAGAGAAAATACAGCGAGGGCTCCACGATCTCGACGCGGCGCGGAGGATTATCGAGGCGGATCTCGAGGGCTACAACGCCCGGGCCCAGTGGCGTCTCCGCGAGCTCCAGCGGGCACGTTCCGTGCTGCAGGGGCGGGCCAGCGCAGCAGCGAACGGCGAGCCGTGACCCACCGCAGGAAACAGGTCGAGGCGGCCCTGCGCGAGTTTTTCGAGCGCAACGGGTACAGCGGGGAGAAGGCGTCGCCCTGGAAGCGCGCCAAGATCGCACCCACGCCGCGGCCGAGGGCAACCACTGGACCACCGCGTGCGGGTGTCTCGGGGGTGGCGGCCTGGATAGAGGTCAACCGCTACACAGGCAGGGGGACCCGCCGGCCTAGGGAGTCGGAGGAGCAACGGGCGGTGGTCCAGTGGCTGCGCGCTCGGGGGCATCCGTGCCACGCGACGATCAACGAGACGCTGCTCAGCTACATGGCGGGCAAGGTGAACACCTACAGACTCATGGCCACCCTGCGGGGCATGGGCATGGTCGACGGGTGGCCGGACCTGGAGCTCGACGTGCCCTCGCCGAAGACCGGGCGCATGGTCTACGTGGAAATGAAGCGCCAGCGTGGCCCTCGAGGGGGCACTGGTGGCAGCGGGGTGAGCGATTCGCAGGCCCGGGTGCACGACGAGATCCGAGAGCGTGGCGACCACGTGATCGTGGGGTGGGGCGCCGAGGACGCAATCGCGAAGCTGGTGGATTTGGGCTACTAGGGCGCTCCGCGACAAGGTTGCCGGGTGCCACATTCCGTGGCAAACTGCTCGCGATGATAGACACAGACCAGTGCACCCTGCCGGAGCATCCGAGCAAGAAGGAGCAGGTGCTTGCATCGCTTTGGCGCATTGTTGAGTGCGGCCTGGAGCCCAAGATGGCCTACGATCGGGAGGGCTCCCCCCTGGGGACCTCCGGGTATTCAGGGCTCCAGGCTGCTCGTGGGGCGCTGGCAGATATCGCCAAGCTCGAGGGACTGTATGGCGAGGACGACTCAACGCAGTCGGCCCTGGCCCGGCTGGGCGAGATCATGTCCGGCATGGTCAAGGACGGAGTGCCTCAGTGATCCGTGTGGCGGCTCTCGCGCTGAGTCTGCTGGGCGCTCCGGCCGGGGCGCCCCCCATCCCTGTGGTTATGCCGACGCGCATGCCTGTCTCGGAGGCGCCACCGTCTGGGCCGTTCCCGTCCAGGGGGCCGGTCCAGGAACAGCGTGAGTGGGTAGCCGCGTTTACGGCGTACTGGCGGGGCAACCCTGTTGGGTTTGTGCGCCAGAATTTCGGGGTGGAGCCTGACGAGTGGCAGGCGGACGTGCTCTGGGGCCTCCTCGACGAGAGGAACCCACGGATAGCGATGTCTGCCTGCAAGGGGCCAGGTAAATCGGCGGTGCTCGCCTGGTGTGGGTGGTGGATTCTGACGTGTCATCCTGGGGCGCAGGGCAACGCACTGTCGATCACGGGCGCGAATCTCAGGGACAACCTGTGGAAGGAACTGGCGACCTGGTACAGAAAGAGTGCAGCCCTTCAGGCTCTTTTTTCGCTGCAAAAGACCAGGATCGCCTCACGCGAGACGCCTGACACGTGGTTCCTGTCGGCTCGATCGTTCGCGCAGGGGGCTGACCCTGACGAGCAGGCGAACAGCCTGGCGGGGCTGCACGCCCCGTTCGTATTCTACCTGCTGGACGAGATCGGGGACATGGCACCAGGTGTCCTGGGCGCTGCGAAGGGGGTGTTCTATGTGGAGGGCCAGCGCGGGTGGATCCTGGCCGCGGGGAACCCAACGTCTCACGATGGCGCCCTCTACTGGGCGACGGGGGTCGACAGCAGTCAGTGGCGGATCGTCAACATCACTGGCGACCCTGAGGATCCGAAGCGCTCGCCGCGAATCAGCCTCGAGCAGGCACAGGCGGACATCGACTCTCTCGGGCGTGACAATCCTTGGGTGCAGGTCAATATCCTCGGGAAATTCCCGCCCCAGGGGAGCAATCAACTCCTGGGGCCGAACGAGGTCGCAGCCCGGATAGGCGCGTCGGTGACTCCAGACCAGTTCCGAGATCAGGCAATTATCTGGGGACTCGACCCGGCCCGAAGTGAGCGCTCGGGGGCCGACGAGGCGGCCCTTGCTCGGCGTCAGGGCTTGTTGACCCACCCTTTCCACACGTGGCGGGGGATGACCGGCACGGCCCTCGGCGACGCGGTGGCGCTCCTGCTCACCGAATCCCAGAGGGACGGCAGCCATGGCGGATACCCTGACAAGGTATTCGTAGACGTGGGCGGGGTAGGGACGAGCGCCTACGATCGATTGGTGCACCTAGGGTGGGGGCATCTGGTGGTGCCTGTTGATTTTGGTGGTCGGCCAATGGACGGCCGCAAATACCACGATAGGCGCACTGAGATGTGGGTCACGGGGGCCGAGTACCTCCAGGAGCGTCCGTGTTCTCTCCCTGTAGACAATACGTTCCGGGGTGAGCTCACGGTCCCCCGCTACCACTTCAGGAGGATCAACAGGTCGACGAAATTCATTCTCGAGTCAAAGGACGAGATGAAGGCGAGAGGAAAGAAAAGCCCGAACAGGGCTGATGCATGGATGCTCACCTTCGCCGCACCGGTGAGGCCCCGGAGTCGGGATGCGCTCTCGAGGAGCCTGGGGGCTGATTCTGTGCAGCGAGCCAAGATGGATTATGACCCGATCTGGGGGGATGCGTGATGCTGGGAGGGGATCCCACGAAAGGCCAGGTCGACGCTGGCGCAGTTGATCCCGGTGGGGCCATCACTGGCAAGGACACGGTCGAAAGGGACGAGTACGGTCACATCACCCCGTATGGGGTCGAGCAGGCTCGCGGTGACAAGCCGCGCTTCGAAGATCCGAAGCCGTGGGGCTTCACAGCCACCACGGAGATCGAAAACAAGCCGCCCGCGCCACCGTCCCTGGCGGACCTTCAGGCCGACATGGCACGCGGCTTTGTTGACGAAATGGAGCGCGGCAGAATCAACCGCCGTTTGCGGCGGTCCAGCGGCCGTGGCGCATTCTTCCTGGGGGACGAATGATGCCTGCGCATGTGTCCCCCTCCGGTTACGCGAGCGAGCAGACCACCCGTCAATGGCTAGACGAGCGCCTGGGTGAGCTCAGGGAGGACTGGTATAGCTGGGATGCGGTGGTGCACGATATCTGCAACCAGATGGCCCCCTACCGGCGACGGGACAGCAAGGGAGAGCTCAATAGCGGGTTGAAAAAAGAGCAGAGGATCATCAACGATACGCCTGTTCGGGCGCTCCAGTGGTTGAGTGCCGGGCTGATGTCGGCCTACACGTCGCCGGCGCGTCGGTGGTTCGATCTGACTACCGAGGATCTCGACATTGCGGATAGCCCCAGGGTGAAGCGCTATCTGGACGTAGTGCAAGAGCGGATCGAGTCGCACCTGAAGAAGTCGGGGTATTACGGCGTCCTCTCGAACGACACCTACTATGATATCGGCAGCCATGGGACTGGCGCGATCTGGCGGGAGGGTGACCAAGAGGGGAACCTCAACTACACCGGCCTGCTTTGGGGGGAATACTACCTCTCGTCCAATCACCTTGGGGTGGTGGACACCTGCTTCCGTGTGGTCCCCATGAAGGTCCGGCAGATCGTGCGGAAGTTTGGCATTGAGTCTGTCTCGGCTAGGGTTCGCGCGGCCTGGGAGGGTGGCGATCTCAATGATGAGTACGACATCGGCCACGCCGTGTTCCCTAATGACGAGTTTGAGCATGGGAAGATCGGCCCGAAGGGGAGGCGATTTCGGTCCCTGTGGTGGGAGCTTGACGAGGCGATCAAGGGCGATGACGAGGATCTCCTGAGGGACAGTGGATACAGCATCTTCCCCCTGCTTATCGCGCAGTGGATCACCCGACCCGGTGACTCCTACGCCCGTGGCCCAGGGTGGAGCATTCGGGGGGACTGTCGTCAGCTGCAGCACCTAGAGAAGCGGAAGATTGAGCTGGTCGACAAGCATGGCAACCCGCCGATGAAGGCGCGAGGCCTCCGATCGCATGCATCTCAACTCCCCGGCGATGTGACATTCATGGGGGAGGGCGCGGACGCTCTCTATGAGCCTTCCATCAGGGTCGACCCTAACGCTATCCAGGTGCTCTATCAGTATGGGATCGTACCGGTAGAGCAGCGGATTAAGTCGGCCCTGCACACAGAGCTGTGGCGGTTCATTCTCGATGACAACCGGAACCAGCGAGCTACTGCGACCGAGATAGAGGCGGTGCGCCAGGAAATCATGCTTCAGCTCGGGCCACTCCTCGAGAACCTGGACGATGGGCTTCTCAAGCCGACCATCGAGGGGGCTTACTTGCATCTCGATGCGGCTGGAAAACTCCCTATCCCTCCTCCCGAGCTCGAGGGGGTAGACATTAAGGTTCAGTTCCGGAGCATCCTGCACCAGGCCCAGCAGTCGGTCAATCTGTCGGGCGTCCGCTCTGTGCTTGCCGAGGTTGCGTCTTTGTCGCAATACTATCCGCAGGCTCTCGACGCGGTAGACCCCGACGTAGCCATCGAGGAAATCGCGAAGGCGGCCGGCGTTCGCTCTGACCTGATTCGGAGCGAAGAGACCCGGGACCGTATCCGCAAGGAGCGTGCAAGAGCCCAGCAGCAGCAGCAAATGGCGGAAGAAGCCGAGAAAATGACCCAAAGTGCACGGAATCTTGGTGGCGCTGGGTTCAAGCCTCAGGAGATCACAGATATCGCCAGGTCGATATCGCCTGCAGCGGCCGCACAAGGCGGGGTGCTGTCATCCTAATGACAATGGGTGTTCTTAGCGATGCGCAGTACCAAGAGGTACTGCGCGGCATACGAAAAAGGCGGGAGGACAACTTTCGCCAGGGCATGCGAATGCTGATGCAGAAACGGTGGGGCCGCGACCTCATGCGGTCCTTGATCTATGAGCACTCGGGGCGCCTTCTCGATGCGAGCTACACCCCTGGGGAGAGCACGGAGCAGACGCTTTACAGGGAGGGCCAGCGATCTGTGGCGCGTGCTATCCTCAACACCTTGGACGACGTTGCACCGAAAGAGAAGGTCCTGATGGAGCGCGAAGCGGCGGATGCCCGGCTCGAAGAGATGGAATCGAAAACCAAGGCCAAACGCGAACACGACGACAGGAGTAGGGAAGATGGCTGACATACAAGCACAGGAGCAAGTGACCGGCGAGTCGGGTGGGCAGCCCCCTGACCTGTCTGGGCTTGCGAGCCAGTACAAGAGCGACAAGGAGACCGACGCCCAGTCCCAGGGCGGAGACACCAGCGATGGCAATGCGGAACCGCAGACGCCTACCGAGGGGCAAGAGCCCTCGGCATTCTCCGCTGGTGACGAAAACGGGGACGAAGGCCAAGAGAACGCGGCGCCTGAGTCGAAAGACGGGCAGGGTGACGATGCGGCTCTGGAGATCACTCTGTCAGAGAGGTGGGCCGATAAGGTCGATCCCGCGTCTCTGGAGAGCTTCAAGGCTCTGGGCAAAAAGCTCGGGCTGAACAGCGAGCAAGCCAGCTCCCTCGCCGATTGGCAGTTGGGGCAACAGGCGGCAATTGCTGAGGCTCAGGAAGCAGAGTGGCAAAAGAAGCATCAGGTCTGGCAGAAGCAGCTAAAAGAGGACAAAGAGTTTGGAGGCGAGAACCTCAAAGCAACGTTACATGCCGCGAACATCGCGGCGCGTCGCTTTGGCGGTGAAGTTGGTCCTGACGGTGAGCCGAATGAATTTGTTAGGCTTATCGGCGAGATGGGCCTGCAGTCGCATCCGACCATGGTCCGATTTGCAGCGCGTATAGGCCAGGCCCTCGCTGACGATTCGGCGGAGCCCGGTGGATCTAAGCCCGGCAAGCTGTCAAATCACCAGCAACTCAAAAAAATCTACAAGAACAGCCCGGAGCTGTTCAAATAGAAAGGCCTTTTGACTCATGGGAACTCTAACCGACGGGGGGTATGCGACGCTGGCAGACATCGCCACGCGCAAGGACCCTCATGGATACGCTCTTCCGATGGCCAATGTGCTGTCCAAGAAGGTGAGTATCCTCAAGAAGATGATGTTTCTCCCTGCCAACAAAAGCGATGGGC